TGAATGGGCCTACCGATGTAAGAAGGGCTATCCAGATATGGATAGCCCCTCTGATCTTCGTGTTTTGAAAACCATTCTTAAAGAAGAAGGTATTACTATACCTCAGTTCCAACAAGTAATATCTGAGCAAGAAGAAGGACCTAGTAAAAAAGAACTTATTGATCTAATTAATAAAGTTGACCTAAGCCCTAAAGCTTTAACCCGAATTATTAAAGTAGTTAAAGGTACAGGTTTTCGTACTAAAACAAAAGACCTTTTATCTAAAAATGGTTTTACAGAAAAAGATTTTAAAAGTGGTGATGCTGATATGGATCGTATATTAAATACTATTACTAATAGTGAAGTAGATGAATTATTTAAATATTTAGAAAATCCTAAAGCATTATCAAGTTTTCCTTCTAGAGGTAATTTAGCTAACCAACTTGGTATTTCATCTAATTTAGCTAAAGATTTAATGGGCATTGAAGGAACAGATGAAGGTGGATCAAATATAGGTAAAATAGAAATATTTTTAGCTTTAGTTCTTAGTGATGTTAATAATAGAAAAGGAGGTGGTGATTTAAATTGGGAGGGTATTGGTAATTTAGAAATTAAAGGCGCTGGGGGTAGAGCAGGTCAACAAGGGAAGAGAGGAGCTTGGGTTAATGGGCAAAATAGAATAGCTGATAAATATATACCCCAAGGGGAAGAAAGAGAAGAATTTGAATCTAGTAATGAAAATGAATATATAAATTTTAGTTTAAAAAATGCTTTTGACTATATTGTTAAAAATAAAGGTGATATTAAAGAATATATTAGTTTTACTCAGAAATTATTAGATGAAGTCTTTTTTAATAAAGGATTAGCTAAAAAATATTTTAGCAAGGCTGAAGATTTTAAAGATTTGGCTGTTATGAGAAATAAAATATTTAAACTAAATATAGAAGCATACGCCGAAAAAACAAATGTAGATGCTTTTATGTTTGCCAGTGCTTTATCAGGTGAATATGCTATTATTAATGTAGATAAGGTTGGAGAAGCTATTGATCAAGGAATAATTAGAACAACAGTGAGTCCAGTATTAGGATATAAGTGGGATAATCCTAACCCTAATATTAATTTAGGTAAAAAATAATTTGGCCTTTCATCCCTTTTGCCGTATCTTCCCTTACTGTAGGGGGGAGGGGGAAAAGCGCACCGGTTCGCATAATTCGCATCATGTCATTAAACAGTTTCTTCGATAGTATAGATACAGACGCACAGTTCGATGTGTGGCGTGATTCTATCAAACAAAAATTAATTCACTTAAAAAACATAATTCCCCTAGAAAATAGGCTGGAATTACACTATGTTGGTGAAACATTAGAATTTCTTAATGCACTTAATATTTTAAGTAGTGAATTTTTAGCTCATAATCCTGAAGCACAAAGTAAAACTCATTTCAAAGAAAGATTAAGAGTATGTAACTCTTATTATGAAAAATTTGGGAAACGGTAAAATAGTTCGTATATTCAATAAAAAATAAATAATATGGCTTATAAAAGACAATTACAAATAGCTTTAGATCGCTTAGATCAAGGTTTATCCCGTGTACATAGTATGGTTAAACGTGGAAAAAACGCTGACGCAATTCATTATATGGAAAATGATTTGAAAGAGTTATATGAGGAAATGCAAAATATCATCAGTATAACACCTGAAAGTGATCAATCAAGAGTAGGATTCTTATGATTGGAGCAGAACAAATTAAGGTTAATTTTGAAGCCTTTAATGGAGTTTTAGAAGCATCTTTTGAAGGTGATCGTCTAGAAAAATTAAAAACCCTTACGGAAGCCTTAAAAGAGCGAATAATGTTTGCTCCAGCATCTACTAAGGATTGGTTTAATAATGCTTTTCCTGGTGGTTATCTAGACCATGTTTTACGCGTAAATAAAATAGCCAACCAATTGCATAAATTATATGCTTTTCATAATGCTAATGAATCCTATACAGGAGAAGAACTTAACTTTGTATCTTTATTCTGTCAATTAGGTAAGTTAGGTGATTGGGATAATGAATATTTTACTAAAAATGATTCTGACTGGCATGTCAAGAATTTGGGTATGGTATATAAATTTAATGAAAATGTACCGGCTATGAAAATTTATGACCGCACTATGTATTTACTACAGGATGCTGGTATTAAAATTTCACACAATGAATATCTAGCTATTCGTAACCAGGAAGGTTTATTCGATGAGAGTAATAAATTTTATTTCTACAGTGGGCAGAAGGAAACCAAATTTAGAAGCCACCTCCCGTTATTAATTCACCAAGCTATCCAAACAGCTCAAGAAATTGAATACCAAACTTGGAGTTCTGGGGGTTCGGTCGTACAACAATCGTCTAAACCTGCAAATGCTTCCAAAGCTGATAAAAGCCTAAGGAAAGCTAAAGCAATTAATACGGAAAATAATCCTAATTTCAACGAAAAAACAAAATCAATCATTGATTCATTCTTTACAGACTAATGGAAATTTTAATTACAATATCAATAATGCTATTAATAGCACTTTTAGCAATGGCAGGACTCGCACTTCGTAATGTAGTAAAAAAGAATGAAGTGTTAGAAGACTTTATCACAAAACAAAGTGATGCTATTGATTCTTGTAATAATAGATTAAAAAATATTGATGATAGGGGTTTATTTGTGGCAGACGATGAAATCGGTTGGTTTTTTACCGAGGTTAAGAAGATACAGGAGGCACTAAACGAATTTCGCCTCCGCTAATTAAATGGCGAAAAAAAGAGGACGCAAAAGTAAAAGACTATATTTTACAGAAGACACTGAACTAGCGATAGTAGAATATTTAGCTAGTGAAGATCAAGCTTTAAGAAATAAAATATTTAATGAAAGAATTCATTATTCATTTTATAAATTGGCTGAAAATCTTATACATACTTTTAAATTTTATTATACTGAAGTTGATGACCTTGAAGATTTAAAACATGAGGTTATTACTTTTCTTTTAGAAAAGCTTCATTATTTTAAAGTAGGTAAAGGTAAAGCATTTTCATATTTTAGTATTGTAGGTAAAAATTACCTTATATTATATAATAATAAAAATTATGCTAAGAAAAAGGGTAAAGCAGATCTTATAGAAGTAGATACTGATGATAATATATTAAACGAATTTGATAGGGATGAAGTTCGTAATGAAAAGGTAGAATTTTTAGATTTATATATAAAATATATGGATAAACGTATCTATAAAATGTTTAAAAAAGAACCTGAAATAAAAGTAGCAGACGCTGTTCTTACTATTTTTAAAAATAGAGAAAATTTAGAAATTTTTAATAAAAAAGCTATTTATATTTTTATAAGAGAAATAACTAAAGAAGAAACCCCTATTATAACTAAGGTTGTAAAGAAAATGAGAACAGTATTTAATGAATGTTATGCTGAATATCTTGAAACTGGATATATTTATAACCATGAGTAATCCACTTGATACAGTAATATTTGAAGGTAAAACATCATCAGATGTATTTAAAGAAATATACAGTAATAGCAAAAAAAAGGATAAACAAATAAATTCTTTAATAGCTGAGTTAAAACCTTTAATACAAAATATTGGGGATGCTCCAGTAGTAGTACCTCTTATTAAGGAATATCTTGAGATAGGTGTAAAGAATGACGAACATTTAATTAAAATGATGGCTGTTATTCAACGAATTAATAATAATGCTACTTCAAGTGGTGGAGATTCATTACTCACAGACGAAGAATTAAAACAACTTCAACAAATAGCTGAAGAAGTAGCACAAAATGAGCCTAAGAAGAAATCAGAATAAAGGAATATCATCAGGGGGAATAGGAGGTACTAAAAATCAGTCTTTAAATAAAAGAGTAGCTGACATAATACTATCACCTGACCACCAAGCATATAATAGCCCTGACGATATAGGAGTAATATTTTTTACAGACGTAAAAAATGATGAAGAATTTATTGATTCTACATCGTTACCTAGTGCTAAACCCATAAGTAGAAATAATTTTACTTATCCTAATATAGGGGAAATAGTACAAATTATTGAAGCAACGGGTAATGATTCATACTCTGATTTAGAAGGTAAATTAAATAATAAAGTTTTATATTATGGCCCCGCAGTAAATATCCATAATAATACGGCTTCAAATGCTCTTCCAACTGAAAAAAGTACTAAAAAAAGATCTTCTAAAAGAGAATCTAATGTAAGTACTTTTAAATTTAAAAAAGAATTTAAATCTATAAGCAGGGAAATAGCAGCGAGACAATTAGAAGATTATTTACGTAATCTAGGATATACCGCAGGTAGAAGTGATGCTAGGGCTCCTAAATATAGATTATTCCAAAATGCCGAAAGTAATTATATTTTTAGATTAGATGATTCTGAAGATAATAATCAAGTAGCTATAAAATTAGGTACCTATTTCCAAGAAAATCCTGAATTACGACCTTTAAGACCAACTGAAGGCGATTCAATACAAGAAGGAAAAACAGGACAAAGAATCAGAATGACAACCACTGGTCCTAGTGGTGTAAATGCTATTAGTAATAATGTAACTGATGTAGCTGATGATGGTAACCCTAGTGTAGGTGATCCCGCTATGATATTAAGTTTAGGAACAGGTGAAAATGAAAACGTAACTAAAGATGCTGCTTCTATTTATTTACTTTCAAACCAAAGTATTAATATAGATGCTACTTCTACTAATATTGACTCATTAAGTTCAACATATGAACCTATTAAACCTCCTTTAGAAGAACTTAGTGCACTACCCCCAGTAATAATCCCTCAGGCATTACCTGAAGCCGAATTAAATACCCAACCAATACAGTTTAATTTTGATACTCCTCAAGTAGAAACTATTACATTACAAGAACCCACCCCTATTACAAGTTCAGGAGATCCTGTTTTTGATGCCTTAGATGAATCGGTTGAAGAAGGGTTATTAGAATACGAAGAAGAATCAATTGAAATTTCAGGCACAGAATTTGCAACACCTTCAGTCGAAAATCAACCATATGTTACAACTGGGGGAGAAGATTTAAACCCCGAAGACATTCCTGCTGAAACAGATTATAAAATTATAAATGAAGAAGCTATAAAACTATGGGAAAGGGGAGGTGAACCTATTTTTAAAAATAAAAGAGGAGGTTTATTAAAACTCTCTCAACCAGATCTAGAATTAAAAATGAATAATAGTAATTTAGTAGATAGAAATATTAAATACTTATGCATTCATACAGCGGCTTCAAGCAAAAAATCAAATCCTGCGTGGTTAATGTGGTATTTTCTTACTAAACGAGATGGAAACGGATGGAATACAGGTGGATATCACTGGATAATTAATAGAGATGGTAAAGCTACTCGTTGTTATCCTGATAGTGTTAGTACAAATGGGGCTCTTGGTATAAATCAAGAAAGTATCCACCTTAATTGGGTAGGAGGTCGAGATAATTTTGATGCTACTGATTTACAAATGTTTACTTTAGGTAAATTAATAAAAAAATATGTAGAAACTTACCCTAATATCCAAATATTAGGCCACAATCAAATATCAAATAAACCATGTCCCTGGTTTAGCGTACCACAGTTTTGTGAAAAATTATTAAGTAAAAGATGGATAACTAGATTTAATATATGGGGTTATAATGAATATGGAAATAATAAAGATTCATATATAGGTAATCAATTTTATTCACAATGGAATAGTGATTTATTTAAAGATACAGCTAATAAAATAAAAGTATAATGGCTACTACATTTACACAAGAAGACCAATTTGTAGGTAAACAAATATTAATTGACAGTGATCGATTAGTATTCAATGGCCGTGATGATAGTGTATTTTCATCAAAAAATCTTTTTTTATTTAAAACTGATGGTGAATTCCATGTAAATGGTAAAAGTGATATGTTTTTAAATAGTCCCACTGTTTATATAGGCCCTATTGAAAATGGTCAAGATGTTAATATACCAGCTGTTAGAAGTAGGGAATTAAAATTACTATTAGGTGATTTAATAGGTGCTTTAGAAATGTTCTTTTCAATTCAATATCCTAATACATCGGGATTATCAGGCCCCAACCCAGCAGTTAATTTAGGTTTATCCCAAACTATTTTAAAGGACTTAGCTAAGGTTAAATCTCGACTTGATGATATGGATAGTAAAAATGTATTTATAAAATGATAAATAATATTACAAATAATATATTAAATAGGGCATCTAGTGAATTATCGGATTCAAAAGATAAAATTTTAGCTCTTTCTAAAAAGAAAGCTCAAGAAACTTTTGATAATAATATACCTTCCCCAGAATCATTTAAAAATGAATTAAACGGTATATCTTCAAATTCCCCTACTACTTTACGTAAAGCCGAACAAATTTACCAAAAAACTACCAGAACTATAGAAAAAGCTATACAAAAACTAGAAGGATCTAAAAGAGAACTGCAAGTTATTAAAGATAAACTTGTAGGAATAGGAGAAAATTTTACATTTTTAAATAACCTTATTGGTCCAGGAACAGTTATAGGTAGTCTTATTGAGGTACTTAAAGGACTTCCTGTATTAATAGATGGTCTTTTAGCTACTCAAGTAACACCTATTGTAAGTGGTACTGTAATAGATAAAGCAGGTGACTTTAAAAAACTAGCTAAAGATAATATTCAAAAATTTAGTGATATTTCTAGTACTTTACCTACTTTTGAAAATTTCTTCACTAAAGAAACAAACTTATTAATACCCCCTATAGATACAGGTATTTCTAATATACAATCAATAATAAATCAACTAAATATATTATTAGAACAAATACGTACTATATGGACTAATTTTATTTTAGGTTTAAATTTACCCGAATTACAAGATACAACTACGGGAGATGAAAATTCTGACGTTATACTAGGAGGTACTACTTTAGAAGAATATTTATCTAACCCCGATAACCTATCTACAGTAATTACTGATTTAATAATTCCATCAACTAGAAAAGTAAGAGTTGAAATAAGAGAAAACGGACCTGGTACTGAATTATATCAATCTGATATTTAAAAATAACGATGAAAATAAATGCATTCGAAAAAATAATTAGAAAAGTTGTGCGAGAAGAAATAGATCATGCATTAAGACGTGAGATAGCATTACTAAAAGAAGAGTTAGTTACCCAACCAACTCAACAGCGTGTAGTAGAAACTACAAATAATACTCAAGAAGTTGAAGATTTTAGAGCTAAATTAAAATCCCAAATGCCACCTCCTAATTTTAATGGTAATGATAATGCTCTTAATTCACTTTTAAATGAAACTGCAATGTCTCCAACACCGGAACAAATGTTTAATGCAAATGACCCCGTAAGTCAATTTGTAAACAAAGATTGGAGTCCAGTAATGAAAGCAATTGAAAAGAAAAAAGAATTTAGACCCTAATGGCTATTAAATTACGTAAACCTATTAAAATAGATCCTGTCGACATTGATGACAAAGTCGCAGTGGGGATACGTTTACCTTTTAATAAAAAAAAGATATTTGATTTAGATTTTACTACTAAAAGGCATGCTAAATCAAAACTAATAAATGTATTACTTACCTCACCTGGGGAAAGATTACACCATCCTAATTTTGGTGTTGGTTTAAAAAATCGTTTATTTCAACAAAATACTCCAATAGCAGGGGATGAACTAAGATCTATAGTTACACCACAAGTAGAAAGATATATCCCAGAAATTACAATAAAAAACATAGCTCTTAAAGACGGAGGAATACAGGGGCATACATTATTTGTAACAGTTAATTACAGTTTAAATAATAATGATGAAGAAGATTCAATTGCATTAAGTTTTACTAACGACAATTTTAATAACGAAGTATAATGGCATACTCAACAGCAAAAAACAATACTAAACCAGTAAGGTATCTGGATAAAGATTTTAGCGATTTTAAATCTGCTTTAATCAATATGGCTGAAACATATTATCCCGATTTATTAAATGATTTTACTGAGGGCAGTCCAGGTACCATGTTTATTGAAATGGCATCTTATATAGGAGATGTTCTTTCATTTTATACTGATGCCCAGATCCAAGAAGTATTTTTACAATATGCTCAAGAAAGGGAAAATTTATATGCATTAGCATATAATTTAGGGTATGTACCAGCTGTTACTAGCCCTGCAGTAGTTGATTTAGAAATCTTTCAACAAATCCCTGCTAATGGTAGTGGGGACCCAGATTGGGACTATGCTTATAGAATAGAAGAAAATTCAGATTTTCTTCCTAATAATAGTACTAACAATCGTTATATAATACAAAAATCCGTAGATTTTGCTTTTTCTTCATCCGCTGACCCTACAGAACAAACAGTTTATTCTATAGTACCCGGGGGTACCCAACCTGAATATTTCTTATTAAAGAAAAAAGCTAAAGCTATAAGTGCTGAAATTAAAACAGCAACTTTTAGTATAGGAAGTGCTGAAAGATTTAAAACAATATCTTTAGATGACAGTAATATAATAGGTATTCAATCTATTACAGATACTGAAGGTAACACATGGACTGAAGTGCCCTATCTAGCACAAGAAACTATTTTTGAAGAAGTATCTAATAATGAAGCTTTTGATCCCGATTTACCCCAATATAATAGTCAAGTACCTTATTTACTAAGAACTAAAAAAGTATCTAAAAGATTTATTACTAGATTTAGATCAAATAAAAAATTAGAAATCCACTTTGGTGCAGGTTCTACAGGGGGTGATGATACCTCAATTATTCCTAACCCAGATAATATAGGTTTAGGAATAAAAGATGGTAAGTCTTTATTAGATAGAGCGTATGATCCTTCAAATTTCTTATTTACTAAGGCATATGGTGAATCCCCCTCTAATACCACATTAACCGTTAGTTATATGGTAGGAGGTGGCAGAAATGCTAATACTAATGCTAATACTATTAATAGAGTAGGTAACGTATCTATCACGCAACGAAAAGGAAATCTCAGTTCAGGAGTATCAAATACAGCAATAAATTCCTTAGCATGTACTAATCCAGAACCGGCTTTAGGAGGAGGCCCTGGTGATTCAGCACAAGATATTCGCCTTAATACTATGGCTCAATTTGCTGCCCAAAAACGTACTGTAACAAAAGAAGATTATATATTTAGAACTTTATCGTTACCTGTACAATTTGGCAACATAGCTAAAGCTTATATAACACAAGATAATCAAATCTCCTTAGAAACTAATAAACGTATTGCTAATCCTAATGCTTTAAATTTATATATTTTAGGATATGATTTAAATCAAAATTTAGAAACATTATCTTTAGCAGCTAAAGAAAATTTAGCTACATATTTAGAACAATATAGAATGTTAACGGATTCTATTAATATTAAAAATGCTTCAATATTAAACTTTAATGTAGAATTTGACATTAGTGTAAAAAAGGGATTTAATAACGAAAGAGTTTTAATTACATGTATTAATAATTTAAAAACATTTTTTAATATTGATAATTGGCAAGTCAACCAACCTATTATATCAGGAGATGTATCAAATATTTTATATAATGTAGATGGTGTACAAAATGTAGGTAAAATTACTTTTAATAATAAATTTGGTACTAATAATGGTTATTCTCAATTTAAATATAATTTTGAAGCTGCTACTAGAAATAATATAATATATCCACCAGTAGATCCTTCAATATTTGAATTAAAATACCCAAATAATGATATAATTGGTAGAATAACTAGATAACAATGGCACATTACTTTATTTTTCCCGAAAAGGATACTACAATACATTCTCATCCAACCCACCAATCTACTAACACGGGCATTGATGAAATATTAACTTTAAGAGATGAACAATCCTTTACAGACAATAATTATTATCCTAGTAGAATATTAATTCAATTTAAAAACACTGAAGTAGATAGTGTTATAAATAATATAGTTCAAGATAAAACCATTATTACTGCTAGTATAAAATTATTACAAACTGAACATAGAGAACTAAGTATAGATCAACATTTAGAAATTTTCCCCTTAGCAGAAAGTTGGATAAATGGTACTGGTAGATTAAGTAATGAACCCAAAATTACCGATGGGGCTTCATGGAAATATCGTGATGGAAGTGAAGATGCACTCAAATATAATTCTATAGGAACTCTTTGGAATACTAGTAGTCTCCGCGTCCGAGGAGTAACAGGAAGTTTTACTAGTAATACCCCTGGAGGTGGAATTTGGTATACAGGATCAGGATTTGAAATAAGTAGAAGTTATGGTTATAATGATGAATTAGATATATCATTAGATATTACATCTCCAGTTTTAAAACATTATAGTGCTAGTAATAATGCTGCTACTTATCCTAATGGAATCACTAATAATGGATTTATAATAAAACGTTCAGGATCACAAGAATTTACAGCTATAAATGATGGAGAATTAAATTTCTTTTCAATGGATACCCATACTATATATCCCCCTTATTTAGATATATCATGGGATGATTCCTCTTATGACACTGATTCAGCTATTTCTGATAAAATATTAAAAACAGGTGAAATATATGTTACTTTAAGAAATAATAAAGGAGAATTTAAAACAATAGAAGACCCTAAATTTAGACTTAATGTTAGAGAATTATATCCTACACGTAAATTTGTTACTTCATCAAATTATTTAGATGTAAAGTATTTTACTAGTAAATCTTTTTATTCCCTAGTTGATTACGCTACAGAAGAAACAGTTATACCTTTTAGTGATACAACTAAACTAAGTGCTGATTCTGAAGGTATGTTTTTCAAATTATATATGAATGGGTTACAAGAAGAAAGATATTATAAACTTTTATTTAAACATGAAAATAATGATGGTGTAAGAGTGTATGATGAAGATTATTACTTTAAAATAACTAAATCATAATGGCTGCTGCACCCCAACCAAAATCATCTAGGTATGGAAATACTCAAATAAGTAAGGGAAGGCCCCAAGTAAGTCCTGTACCCGAAACCCCCACCATTATCCAGGACGAAGAAAATCCAATTCCAGATAAATATGAGGGGGATATTAATTTTAATAAAGTAGTATATTCATTAAAGGAATTTAGAGATAAAATAGATTTAGGGTTTAATGAATTAACTTCAAATACCCCAAATGTTAATACCCAACAATTTTTTGACTTATATAATGAATTATTTTTTGACATACCTAAAGAGGGGGAAAATTCACATACTACAATAGTACAAACTAGTTTAGATTATCTAGATAATTACGTAAGTCCTTTACAATCTATAATAGATGCAAGGGATTTAGAAATAGAATCTTTAAACCAACAATTATTAACAATTCAGGGAGAATTATCAACATTACAAATAGCTGCCCAAGAAGAAGAAGCCGCAGACGCCGCAGAAGACGCCGCAGAAGCCGCCGCTCAATCTCAATATGAGGGTAAGTATGGTACTAATTACACAACAAATCCATTAATTTCATTAGGCGCATTAAAAACCAACCTAAGAGGAATTTCTGCAAATGAAGTAAATGACCTCAATATATCGGGTAATAATTTAAATAAAGTTGAAGATGAATTAAACCAAGCATATAATGATGTCATTGGAGGCGCTACTCGTAGTTATAACGCATGGAAAGATGCTATAGAAGATGTTACAGGTAATAACAACCAACGTGCAGGTTGTTTTATAGTATTAAATGATACAAGAACCAATATAGCTTCAGGAATTGGTGAAATAGCTGGAGAAGGACCACAAATTTAAAATTAAAATATGGCTATTATAGAAACACAAACTATAGAAAGTATAAATGATCAGGATATAAATCAACTTTCAAGTAAAACTTTAATTAGAAGTTTTGGGCAAAGTAATGATTCTATAGAATTAACTATTTTTGATCAAAATGGCAAAATTTTACTTGTAGATGAATTTTTTAATGATTATACACCATATTATGATACACCAGGAACAACCTCAGATAATAATAAAATAACATCTATTGATATAGATTTTGAACAAGTTTTACAAGATTATGGTTATAATTCAGGTAAATATGTAATGAATTTTTCTTTTCAACGAAGAATTTTAACTAAAGGTCTTAATAAATTATTTTATATTTCAGAAATTTCACCTTCTAGGAGAGAAATTAGAATTAAATCTGATACTTTAAACCAAGAAAGTTTTTCTAATGCTATAAATGACTTATCTAGAATATTAAACCAATCAAATTTTATAAAAGATATAAATCTTACATTTGGGAGGGGAACAGTATTATTAGCTTTAAATGCTTTATTAGATAAAGACAACACAGGTTTAATTAAATTATATAACCCCCTTCCTAATAATTTAGGGATTAATAGTCGTTTTAGGATATTTGAAGAGGTAATTAATCCTTTCGAAGTCACTACTCAAATGGCTAACACCCAAACAGGAACTAGTTTTGGTATTGATATTGGACCTCCTAATTTTACCTTATCTAATGAAGATATATTTACTGTTCCTAGTGGGTATAAAACATTTGATCAAATATTAAATAATGGGGCTACTAGTTCAAGTTTTAATAATATTCAAGGATTATTAAGTGGTAGTAGTGTACAAATAGATTTAGAATTTGATAATGTAGATACCCCTTCAGGTTACCATTTTGAAAATTTTATTCACTTTAGTTCTGCTACTGAAAGGTTACGCAACTTTAAATATAAATTAGAATTATTAGAACAATATTCTGGTTCTATCGCTAAATTAGACAATATTACAGGTAATATAACTAGTTCAAATTTTGTTACTGAAAATAAAACTATATTAGGAAATAAACAAAATAAATTAATACAAGGTTTTGACTATTATGAAAGATACCTTTATTATGAATCAGGGGCGTTTGCTTGGCCTAAAACTAATGATTCAAAACCATTTGTTAATTCTAAAGTTAATTCAGCAGCAGCCGTTTCTTGGTTTGGTGCTCCTATAGACAGTTATGAAGATGAATATTATGGTGGGCAA